AGACCTACTTGGGCTGACTGAAGCCGAGGGACTAATAGACGGTGACACGCTTGGGGATACGCTTGGTGATTTGCTTGGGGAAACTGAAGGTGATACTGAGGGAGAGACACTTGGGCTGACACTCGGACTCCTTGAAGGTGACACCGAGGGAGAAACACTCGGACTAAGTGACGGACTAACACTCGGTGATAGTGATGCTGATGCCATTAATTCTCCTCCTCAAAAAACTTACATCCCATTGCTTCAAGCCAGTCCATTTTGGGTTTACACTCCTCATATGTCCCTGGCCAATCCCTGCAAAATATGGGCTTATTATCTTCAATCATACATTCATTGTTATCGTCTAACTGCGGACATACCGCAGGCAATAAAGCATATTTCCCAGACATCCTTCCTTCTCTTGCTTCAAGCCATCTCAAATCATTCTTGAACTGCCATGTCTCAAAAATATTGTATCGACAACAGTTCCCGCATTTTTTGCAGGCCATCTCTACCTCGTTGTCTCAGCTAATAGATAGACATCAAGATTCGTGTTTGCATCTGCTCCAGTAATGTAAGGCCGAATCCAATAGGTATTTTCCAATATTTGCTTAATTCCCGCCGATGTGAATGTGAGAGCAGTTCCTACACCATCATTCAAAGTTGCATAGACAGGACTATCTACCACATTGCTTCCCTGAATTGTGACTGTCGCCCCCCCGAAAGTCCCCACTACCTGAATAGACTTATCAGCATAATTTGAACAGGCAAATGGAGCACCCGTATCATTAGTGCTATGCAGTCCTGTCCATTTTATAAGCCAGACTCCACGTACCGGATTACCAAGAGTAGGTGCGATGACATTATATGGTCCAGCACTTGGGCTGGGGCTGGGACTCATACTCGGAGAAGCAGACGGACTCTTTGATGGAGATGCCGAGGGAGACACCGATGGACTAAGAGATGGGGATGCCGAAGGACTTAAACTTGGAGACCTACTTGGGCTGACTGAAGGGGATAATGATGCTGATGCCATTTTATTCCTCCTTTATTATTGCGTTCCAGGTGAGGACACAGGCGTTTGTTGTCCCGCCCCGCCATTTCCACCTGCTAACTGTTGAGGGTTGATGCCGATGGACACTAAAAACTTCTCTATCATCTGCTGGGCTTCTGGGCCACCTGATTGAGCCACTTTTGCCAATGCTTGAGCAATAGCCATTCCCAAATTTTCCTGTTTCAATTCATCATCAGTTTTAATAAATGGGGCTTTATACATTCCTAATGCCCCAACTGTTTCTTCTAATAACTCTTTAGGTTTGAAGTATTTATTAAATAGTGGACTCTCGGCATACTGTTTTAACGCCATCAGGAGTTTCGCTTTTTCTGCTCTCTGAAGTTGTGCGGAAATTCCCACTATCTTAATGTCACATTGTTCTTTTAGAAATTGTTTCTTCTCTTCAAGACTTGCCCCTTCGAGAAATTTCGTGAACTCATTATCACCGAGGACACGAGATGGGGATGGATGAGATTCTTTATTCCAATTGAGAACCATTGTCTCAAATAGTGAATAGGCGACATTGACTGCCCCTGCTTCCGTCTCTGACCCGATGAGGTCGAATATCCCCAGATTCTGTTCCGTCTTAATCTCTACCTCACCCTTAGTGATATTGGAACGTGTGCCAGGGAGTCCCGCCACGAAATCACTGATAAAATCATTATTATCAATTTGTGTGCCTGCATACTGAGCTACGGCGAGAATTTTGTCGATTGAGGAATTGGTGAGGAGATCCCGAACACAAGCATCTTTGGGATTATCCATTGTGCGGTAGATGTCTTTCCCTGGATAGAGTTCAAGGTCGGTGGGATCAAGAAACATCTCTGGAATGACTTCCCGCATCCTGTTCACAACCCACGAGAAATCATCCATAGTGAGAGAGAGCATCTTGTTAAGCATTTTCCACATATCAAACACACCATCAATCAACCCTCTCCCATCATAACGAAGGATGTGGGGAATCGGGGAAAATGATGTTCCAGGCCATTTGAGATTGACGAAGTGGATAGCGGTGGGCTTGCGGATGAGAGTATCGCAGGCAATAGTGTATTTGGCATTGGGGAGAAGGAGATTGCCCTGTCTGTCAAGTATCACTCCATTAAATTCCCTGACAAGCACTGCTTTCCTAAAAGTGTTTCTCTCCCACCACATCTTCTTGCGTCTCTCGATTTCCTCTTTGGTATCTTCAATACGAGTAGTAGTTCCCCCCTCTTTCACCTGGTCAGTGTTGATATAATAACCGTCTTTTCCACCTTCATCTATCTTCCACTTGTCAATCCACTCTTCGTGAATCCAGTACATTCCTGACTGCGGTTCCCCAGGAAGGGCATCAGGGTCACGGCATATCTTCCATGGTTCAGTCCAGTCAAGTAACATTCCATTTTCCCATCTTGGAATCATCTCCAGCGACAACCCTACTGCCATTGCCATACGTGAAGAATTGGTGAACTTGCGAGGGAAGTCTACTTTTTGTGGACTACACCAAAAATCTAATCCATCCTTTGCATGGTGAGAGACATCCCTATCGTTTATCTCAACACCTTCTGCTGTAATGTAGTTGGGATTCTTGAACGCCTTCCCGACAATGGCAACGGCTCTTTCAACCGCCGTGAATGGTTTTGGAATAATGACACGGGACTGCCAATCTTCCTTGTCCCCGAAGTCCATCATGTTCTGGTAGGCATCCCATAGGAGAGATTGGGCATCGAGCACATCCCTTCGCGAGTCCCGTGATTCCCTTGCACACTCTATGCAGTAATCCACATAGAGGCGGTCATCTTCGTCTGCATAAGCACTGGCAGCTTCTTCTCGTTCTGCTAATTCTTGGTCATCAATAATGTCTGGCATCCTGTCTCCAAATAAAAAAAGGGCAACCCGATTTCTCGGAATTGCCCTTTGACTTCATATATAGATTGAAGTTTAGGTTGTTACTTATTTAACAATTCTTGTAACTTCTTCTGCACTCCTTTTAATGCCTTTAAAATATCAATAATGAGTTTCTTTTCAGCATCACTCATTTGTCCCACACTATCTGCTCATAATTTTCCCGATACGCTATACTCACCCCACCCGTAGTCGGCACATACCCATCTCTGCACGCATCTACAGGTGGACCATCATTGTGTTTCCGATGGGGGACACGCTTATTGCATCCGCAGGTGCAAGCCCATCCCTGTCCATGGTCATGGCCGTCTGATTTCTCAAGGTGGCCTTGGATATCCTTTTCACGTCTGGTGAATATCTCTGTCCACTTACCCTTCATGTCACCACAATAAACTTATCTTTCCCCTTCATCATCTTCCTGAACGAGATAGCCTTAAGTGCCAACTCCTTCTTACTCTCAAATATTGGTATATCAGGAGTGAATACTGATTTGTAAAATCTGCATCTGTCACAGAGTAAATCTTCTCCACTAATAGGTCGTCCGCATCTGCACAGTTCTTCGCTCATATTTACCCTATTGGCCTCTTCACAAGCGGAATCACCATATAACTCCCCTTCGTGATCCCATTCCCCGTAATCTGGATAATAGGCTCAATCACACACTGGTATCTCTCCAAAGCGTTCTTGATATCAATGATACAGTTCTGAGCACGTCTTTGTGCATCAACACCAATTTCCACTTCATTCATTGCCTTCGCCACATTCTCTTTATCTTCTACTGCCATTCTTTTCTCCTATCCTCTCCCATGCTGAAATAACGGTTGCACACTTGATCCTACCGCTATCTTCTTTTTCGTAGCAGGAAGTCTTATCCTCTGTTCCCTCTCATACTTGAATATCTTCGCCAACCCGTGAGACAATCCTGCTGCCGGATGGGAATTGATATCGGCATTATCAGGTTCTTCCGACACCTTTCCAGTAGCTGACTTATTGTAATGCCATCCACCAGAGAGTGAACGGTGCATCACCTTCTCATGTTTACTTAACACAAACATCGGTTCCCCATCATCAAGGGTTCGTGTCAGTAAATCCTTCAATGCTTCTTTTCTCGCAGGCCATCTCAGAATCCCGCCTTCATAAGTGGTATTCAATTCTGACTCAATCATTCCCGCAGCGGTCATTGAGCTGTCGGAGGGGTCACGGTCTCGGAGTGTGGGATCTCCCAGGTCTCTCCATTTCTTAATTGTGGAATATCGATTTTCCATAAGGGGTTTCACGAACTGCCCTATGAACTGCTTCATTCCCATTCCTACTTGAGGAGCACGAAGAGTGTCGAGGCCAATAAACTTACCACGAGGAGTGATTTGTGCGAAGAAACAAGATGGATGTAAATCCCCATCCCAGAATCGAAGAGTGGTCTGGTTGGGCATGGGATCAAAGTTCTTATCCGACCTATGCCATGGACCACCATTATGCGATTCGTGGTATTCAGGTGTGACCGCTACCCCTAACTGTACGTGTGCCGGTCTCCCAATCACCAAGCGGTCAAGCATGTCCTGTCTTCCCGCAAGGGATCTCGCCATATTCTCCCGATACTGGGAATCGACATGGACATTCTCCCCAGCGGGAATCCTGAAGAGTGCTCTATCCCTATCCTCCTCCTCGAAAAACCTCACCCATGTCCAGTGATCTTCAGAGGGGTAGTTCTCGGTGAGTTGGGCTTTCCTGTCCCTTACAAGGAGATCACCGTTAAAATCACGTGTCAGTACCCCCAATAGTAACCCCTGTTTGATTTCTGATGGAGACCATTTACCAAGTGTGAATTTCCCCCCCATCTCTTCCTTCAACCACAGGGAGGCTTTATCGCTCATTAACGGATGTCTCAGGGACGTAATCCCCATAGTAAACACCTCTTCAGACAACCCCCTCCCTATCTCCTCCTGTATCGCCGGAGCCGCCTCCTCACACCAGAACCCGCCCAACTGCATGGACTGGAGCTGATTCAAGTCCTCCATAGTGTCGAGTCCAAACAGGAACGCTACCCAAATCGGATTCCCCCTACCATCTACTAATGATAACTGTCTCCCGCCATCTCTCTCCTTAATCCTGCCACGTATCTGTGCAGCAAATGACTTCGGGTTTGTGGGAGCCATAAACGAGCGATAAGTCGTACGCTCCAAATTCTTCCACGTATCCCTCACCACCGCCCACGGAATCGGCCTGAACTTCTTATCCTGGATGGAGGCATGATACGTCATGTTCATGATTCCCCAATCAGTATTGTGAGTAACCGTGAAGTCTCCAAGTAGAAATCTTCCATTTCCAGAAAGGGTAAAACCAAAGTATTCCTCTCTGCCAACTGATTCAATTGATCTTATCGCTGTCCGCAAAACACTCTTAATCTGTTTTCTTGGATTTACTTTTTTGCGTTGAATTTTTACAGGGATGATTGAGCAATCACCAGAAATATAAATTCTATGATAAACGCCTTCAAACCCTACTGATTTAATTTTTCTCAAACTTTCCTTTACGAATGCAGCCAAACCAAGGGATCTTGCCAAATAAGCAACATCATCTGCTAATCTCTTACTTTTAAATGTAAGCTGATAACCTCCATGATTTACCCAGCCGTCACTATCGATTAACCCTGCCAAAAGCTCTAAGCGTTCCGATTTTGAATTACATAGATATTCATAGGGAATGTGTTTATTATCATTTAGGGAATAACCGTGGAGTATTGCATAGGTCAAAGGATTGACTGTTCTAATAAAATTTCCAGTTGAATTTCTTCCTATTTTCTCACCCGTGGAAATAGTATAGACAGAGGATTTGTTATTTGGCTGTTCATACTTCAATAATTTAAGTTTGGCTTCTTTGGTAAATTCTGCCAGATATACTACAACTTCAGGGTCAGCCGTAGTTATTTCTGGTCTTTTTGAACATCCATCTCCTAACCATATTCCCATGAGATAAGGAGGAATAGTCACATTCTTTTCTGAAAAATAAACTTCGGTGCGATAGAGATAGAGAAGTGATTTCTCCTTGCTGTTCAGTTTAATATAATCCCTGACAGTCATCTCAATTTTTTCAAACGTACTTGGCTTTGTATATTTTCTTTTCTGCAACACTAAAATGTGTTCACCATTAGTTATAAATGGATCGCCCTTCCAAGGAATTATTTTAAATAATTCTCCTATTCCTTTTGCGGTAGAATAGACAGTACGAGGAGTGGAATCATCCCCCATCAGGAAATCGCCACCTACAATATTTTCAACCGATTTTATCGTTCCATCAGACATGAGAACAGGAGTACCCCTACTCAAGCACTTGCCCTCCCCACGTGGCGCCATCACCGCCACTTCAAGCGCACGGGATAAGAGGGCGGATTCCTGTGTCTCAGAGGGTTCGAGTTCGACTTCGAGAGCGTTACCCATAATAATCCGTTATCCCCAGTCCCCTATCGATAACTGACCTGGAACAGAAATATGCTTCTTATAATAATATCTATTTAACGCCTTCTTTCTATTAGTAATAAGATCCTTGCGATATAATCTTTTTCTTGCATCTAACTTGTGCTTGCCGCCATTTCCATCCCAATATTTCTTCCCATCCCCAATTTTATACTCCGCACCATATTTCTCCAACTACCCAATCGCTTTTATCCTCTGTCCTTCACTTAATCTCATAAGTCCATGCAACGCAAGATGACACTGCCCACATATTTCTACCACTATCTCTCCCTTATACGATAGATGATGAGTAACCAACTTCTCCTTCTCTCTCCCACAGAGATTACAAACCATTGTACCTCCTATAAAAATTCTGACTGAATTCCAGAATGAAATTTTTTTCAGGAATAGAAAATTCTGAACGAAAGTTGGAATAAAAAAATTTTCCCATGGACTGGATAGGTGGAAAATATGAGAAGGGTATTACTATATCTACAGGGCTAATATAGGGGGGTATCAATAGGGTTTTGTATGTTGGGGGCTGGGGAGTGGATTGACTATTAGGTGATCTCTGTTCTATATTCTCTGAAATACTTTGTGAAATGTAAGTTGACATATTATTATTTATCAGCCATCACTTAAAAGTGCTATTGATATTATTGACTAATATTGATTTGTAACTTTTCACAAGACACTCTTACCAGTTCACAAGCACTATATATAGTGTGGACTTGTCAATCCAGATTCACACTCCGCTTATTTTTACCTTTAGTGGACTTGAACGCCAGGATGATGTCTCCGCCGTCTTTACCGGCTAACTCCACCCTATCAATAAAATTCCCTCTTAACCGGTGATATATCTCTAAGAACTTCCCACGTGTAGGGTGATCATCAATGTCAATCTTATCCTTTATATGGCCTTGGAATGTGGCTATTAAGGTCCTCTTGGCATTCAGGCCGTCAATTAATGGTTTAGTGGCGGCTTGATCAGTAACGCCGTTCAGATCCAATATTTCTTGGGCTGAAATATTGAGTCTTCCCAATATTTGACATCCTATTTGAGTTAGAGACGGTTTATCTTTTCCTTTGCTTCCATATTGTTTAGCACACTCATATAACGGTTTTCCCTGAAGGTATGTTTTTAAAAATAGAGTTTCTTTTCTTGTCAAATTAGTCTTCATAGGGTCCTCTTTAGTATTCAGATAAAAATAAAGGGTAAGCAGTGCATTGACTACTTACCCCTTATCGAGAGAGGGAGAGGAAAGTCGAAACTAAATCTTGTGTCTCAAATGTTACATATCCCATTAGGTTGTAGTGATATACTTAAATTGTTTATTTGTCAAGGGGAGAGTGTAAGAAAGTTTACAATAATTCCTTGTTCATTTTTGTAAAATGGAATTATTTAATAATATCAATAAGATTTTTGTATTTTTGTTCATTTATGGACTAAAAACAGGACTTTGTATAGTTATTTACCATAGTCTTAAATTATACAAATCTATAAACCATTAATATTATTAAGAAATAAATTTATTTTAGTTTGGCATTTGGATTGCATTATATATCTGTAAATGGAGGTTAAGAAAATGGATAAATCAGAACAAATTTTAATTAAATTGGAGTTTGACAGATCAGTTAAATATCTTGATAGTAGGAAGGAAGATTTGACTATTGGGGAATGCTTGCAAGAAATAGGACATTTGAGAATGTTTATACACAATTTACACCTTCAGAACAAAAAAGATTAATGAACCAAATACAAACCAAATTAAATAACCTTTAATTACTTGTCATCCCAATATAACACTGGGAATGGAGGGAATGATGAACAGAGAGAGATTGACAAAAAGAGAAGTAGTAAAGGAATTGACTTCCAATGGGGAACCTGTACCACAAGTTAAACAGATTGCTAACAACACTTTTGAAGTCACCTATCCTAACGGAGTCAAAGTTATTCGGTATCATCACACGGACGTTGTAACATTTAATAAAGACAAAAGTGTTACCCTAAACAGTGGAGGCTGGCAAACTCTCACTACAAAAGAGCGGATCAATGCCTATTCACCTGTTAGGATATATCAAGAA